TAGTGTTTCTGCTTTTACCTTGATTAGAGGATCTAGAAGTATAGGTTTTGTTTACGTAAGTATCCTGTACCGGACGTCTTTTATGGTAACTGTAATAGTAGTTATTGAACTCGTAGTAATTAATGTATACTACTCTATTCCATCTAGGATAATAAAAGTAGGGATTAAAGTAGACAGTTGGGTACGCTGCATACCAGTCGTAATACACTTCAAGACCAGGTTCTACATTACTTCTAATACCTACCGATGGTGAGAGCATAGTATAGCAGCCGCTCAGCAAAAAAATCAAAGGTATCAAAAGTAATTTCTTCATATCTAAAGTCGTAAAGTTGTAGGGTACTCTTTATAAATAGGTTCGGTTGTTGGGTTCTCTAATGCATATAATTTATAGATAAGTTTGAAGAGTTCAAAGTTCTCATCTATGTCTTCGACGATTCTTAATTCCCAACCTCTCCCCTGGTATACTCCTTTCCTTTTAGATGGACCTCTCTTGGAGGATTTTAACCAAATAATTCCTGTCTTATCGATTTTTTGACCTGTCTGCTCTTCCCATGCTTTGGCATACGCTGCAAGCTGTAGATCATACGATTTATGTAGCGAGTTAGATGTTTTGATATCTAAGAGCCAAACTTCATCATTAAATTTACATACAATATCGGCTGTACCGGCATACTTATGCTCATCTGAGAATGTGAACTCTTCGGTTGCGATTAGCTCGGGATTTAGAGTTTTCCAGCAATCTACAAACTTCATAATCATATCCCAGACTAGTTCGTTGTATTTCGCATTACCGAAATCATCCATCCAGGATACTTCTTCTCCTTCGAGGAGCTGCTCTACAGCTTCGTGTACTTGAGTCCCCTCCTTTCCGGCTCTTTTCATAATGTAGGTTGCATTATGTCCTACATCCTTAAGCCAGGTTTCAAAGAACTTATTCTTCGGCATGTACTGTAGAATAGTAGTAACCGAAGGGTAGTAGAGGTCTTCTCCTCGTTTGTATACGCGGCGGTCAAGGAAGTTTATCTGCTGGAGATCTGGGTTAAACTTTATCCGGTTTTTAGAGTTCTCCCGCAGGATGTTGGTTCCTTTGGAAATCATAATAGTTCGAATTTGTATCTCATGAGCCCTGATAGTTCTAGCTCTTGAGCGTTTTGTATGTGTTTGGTGAAGGTTTCAAAACCCATCTCGCTTGGGTCTTTATCGTCTAGCTCTACCAGGTAAACCTTCTTTCCCATATTTAGGAATTTTTCACTGAAAGAGATTGCTCTCTTAAGTGCATCTTTATCTAACGCAATGTAAATATCTTTGAGCTCGGATGTGATGATTTTCTTTAATAGGCTAGGTGCAATATTCTTACCTAGAATAGGAATAGCGTTTCTCCGTACGGCCATGGCATCAAATACTCCCTCTACCAGTACAATAGGCTTATTCCAGTTGATAGTATTTTCAAATATAATGATATCCCTAGAGGAAGATGGATTCTTATACTTGATAAAGGAATTCTCATACGTACGGCCTACGAAATAATTGAGTTGATTATTTTCATCGTAGGAAGGTACGATTAAACGTCCTTCGTACTCTCCTTTCGTACAGTAGCCTATATTATATCGTATAAAGTCTACGTCGTTTAGACCTCTTCGGTAAAGGTATTTTCTGAGTCTATTAGCTATAACGCTTTGGTGAGATGCAGAAAAGAGAGGTTGAAATTCTTCGGGTAATTTTACTACGGTATTCTCTTCGTAGTATACTTTTTCTCCCTTGCGTACATGCCGTAGAATCTCTATAGCTGTATCTCTAGGAACTTTAAGCTGTCTTAAGAGAGATTTGATCGTACGTCCACGAGTATTACATACCCAGCATTCCCATGGATTTTTGCCATTCTCATCCGTAGCCATCTTAACCTCTAGTTTAGGTTTTCGATGATTACAGAAAGGGCAATGGAATGCGTAGTTATCCCTTGCTCTAGGAGAGCCTTTCCCGAGAAGGTTCTCTATATAACCAAGTAGTATAGAATAATCCATATATTACCCAATGTAATGTAAGATAAGAAGAATGAGTCTAAATGTCAACTAGTTTTAGAGCTCCATCCTGTCTGACCATTACATTGCTGGGTCGGATGTCTAGTTCGTCTGGGTCTATACCAAATCTTTGGGCTTCTCTTTCTACGGCGTCTGCAAATTCGTCGGGGACTTCGTCTTCTTTAAATTCCCCTAAAACTTCCATTTGAATAATTCCTAGTTTAGGATTGATTCTCTCTACATCGTAGATATAAGCAAAGTTATTAGTTTTCTTTCTTTTGAGCTTCTTAGCGTGTTCTATCTCTAGCTCGTCGGTTGTAACTTTATAGATTCTTCCGTTTAAAAGATATGCTGCTCCGTAATCGCCGGATCCAATATACTTTCCACCTTTGTCTTTGATCTTATCTACTTCTTCTTCAAAGTCTGGATCGTACTGTAGTATTTCGGATATGATTCTATAAAGCTTCATAGGCTCAGCGGCCCTGTCCACGGTAGCGCTTTAAGTAGTTTTTAGAACTTTTGATCTTGCTAGATCTTTTCTTGGAGTGAACACCCTTTCTTTTTCTAGGCGGATGACTAATGAATGCGGTACCTGAGGACTTTTTTGCCATTATTTATTACATTTACAATCGGAACATTTACAATCGTTCGGATCCTTTATCTTTATTTTTAAATTACCAGAACCCTTAATAACTCGGTGATAAACTCCCTTTGGTATAAATATCCAAGTTATTGGTTGAGGTAGCTCATTATCGAACTGAAAAAGCCAATCTGTAGGTTCTACGGCTTCTACAATACGGTCTTCTTCATCCCGGTGCCAGACTAGTTCATCTTCAGAGACGTTTTGATCTATCTCTCTAAAGCGATATATACCCTTCTCCTCTTCTGTATAAGGTCTACCAGTATCCACTAAAGTTTCTATTCCCTCCTAATGACTTCCAGTAACGGCCAATATTGCAGGACCAGTAACCGGCTTTTGTTTTATCTTTTTTCTTATCGCAGTTATGACGAGCTGCAAAAGAAGCTCTTGCTCCGGGCTCATTAATTTTTACAGACAGGTTGCCTGAGTCTCCGAAGTTTACTTTGACTACGTTTCCTTTTTTGTTTTTAACGTATACGAAGAATTTTTTAGGCCCGCCTCTTTTAGGTTTATTGAGAGGTACGTTTCTACCTCTATACTCAGCCTCATCGACCATAGGAAGGTCTAAAGGTACTTTTTCTCCCTCATAAATTCCATACTCTCCAATATCTGTAGTTTCTAAAAGATTTAGATCTTCTTCTGAGAGTTGGATTGCGCCTTCATTTACAAGCTTTCTTGCTTCGGCAAATAATTCTACAAAAGCGTCGGATGAGTACCGGTAGACATTATCATGGAGAGAGAGATTATTCTCTAGATGGTATTCGATACCGGGAATTGTGTGTAATACTTCTACGAGTTTAATCATACTATAAAAAGTCCTTTCTGTAGAACTTGCCTAAAATGTTATCGTTTATATATTCGTTGTCTTTTTCTAAGACTCCATTTATAAATAGATATTTTGTCTCGTAGTACGTTAAGAGTTTCTTCGTAGGTACGAATTTAAGAATAGTTCTTTTAAAATCCGACTCTTTTCCTTCTTTTACTAGCTTTTTAATCTCAGCTTGAGATCCGTAGTATGTCTTCCAATCAGATTCTTTGATTACCGTACGCTTACGCTTGTACCCTTTCAAAGGTGGGAGCTTGCGCGTAAACTGTAGCACTTTCTTACCTAGGTACTTTCTACCGGTTGGGATGTGTTCTACTTCATAAATGAATCCGAAAGTATTCTCCGGCATATCTTCTATACTATCTACAACCTTTTCTTCAAAAAACCACATTAACTGTTTTCTAATTTTTCTATTCTGTGTTTGAGTTCTTTTACAGCCTGAATGAGTGCTGGTATGAGTTTTTCGTATCGAACCGCTTTATATCCGTTTGTTCTAGTTTGTACTAGTTCAGGGAAGATACTTTCTACTTCCTGGGCTATTACTCCGTAATCATGTCCTGAGTGCTCTTCTTGGTTATCTTCGTTCCAGTTAAATTCGTAGCCTCCCAGTCCTGCTACTTTATCAAGAGCACCGTCTATTAATACAATATCTGTTTTTAGTCGTTGATCCGATGAATAATAGGCAAACACATCACCTGTTGCTCTAATTACCCCATCTACATCTAAAGATCCTGTAGTTCTCAGAGATCCGGTGAACTCATGGAGATCATCCATAGAATCGCCAAACTTAGTAGATCCGCTACTGTATATAATAGAGGATGATACTATGAGAGTATTGTACTGGCTAGCGCTTACTATTCCATTAACAGTAAGGTTGCTTGTAATGATGAGCGAACCTGTTATCTGCTGGTTACCGTTAAACTGGTTGGAGGCTGTAGTAGCATAGCTTCCTGTTACCAGCTGTAGGGCATCTAATCTACCTTCATTAGATGTAACTCTAGTAGAAAATGAAGCGCTAGGAGCTGTAAACGATCCACTTATATCCGATGCAAGCTGAATAGAACTAGAAACAAGCCCTGCCGGCAACTGAGCAGAACTGGAGATAATTCCTGCCGGCAACTGAGCAGAACTGGAGATGATATCTGCTGGTATGTTCGAAAGATCGGTGTAAGATACTCCTGTAACTCCATCGGTAACAATTAAAGAGCCAGTAATCTCAACATCGCTCGTAATGTTGTAAGAAGACCCGGTAGGTTGAAAGGGGCCTGTATTGTCCATTGAACCGGATAAAACATTATCCGCATTCATTTTAGATTTGACACCGGATGTAAACTGAACGTCGGAGGTGTTAAGAGTTAAAGCTCTACTTGTTGTAATACTACCTCCACCTGTTACCCCTCCTGTTCCTGTTATCGAAACTGTAGTATGGTCAACATGCTCATTAGCATCGAAGTTTGTAGTCTGATCATGGTCAACCTGGATAGATCCTGAAATCACTCCCGCAGCCATAGGGATTCCGGTCAACCCAGAGCCATCACCAAAAAACGATCCCGAAAATCCTAAAGACGAGCTTACGGATCCTGAAACGAATAGTGAACCTGATAGGAGTGAGTAGTTAGCCATTAGGTCAATCTAATCTGAATAAAGTTTCCGTTTCTATAAAGCCCTCCTACCGGTACGTTGCCTGCAGCTGCTGCAATATCATCAGCATAACTTGTTGCAAATACCTTCGGCAGGTATACATACTCTCCAGTAACGTTTAGTACCGCTTGAGCAGGAGTTCCTAATTCTACTGATCCTGTGACTTTAAAAGATCCGGTAACGTGTAGAGATCCTGTAAAATCATGCACGTCATCTTGCGAGTCTCCAAACTTTGATGAACCACTCTTATAAATGATAGAGGAAGAAACAACAAGAGTATTAAAGGACGTAGCACTTACCTGACCTTGTACGTTTAGGGATCCTGTTATATCTATGTTCGATGTAGCCGAGTAAGTAGATCCTGTCGCTGCAAAGACAGAGTAAATTGTATACGGAGTTCCAGGATCTAAGCTCTGGGATTTGAAGAACGTAATTGTCTGGCCTGCAACAGAAGCGGAGTAAAAATACTCTCTAAAGTTGTTGTCCATCTCTGTATGTGTCAGAGCAGATCCTTTTGTATTTCTAAATGTTATTCCCATTTTCTTTTAAAATAGTGCTATTCCTACATAGTATCCCGCTGGTACCTTTACTGCATTTCTATAAACAGGTCTCTCTCCAGGTTTGACAGCTTTATTAATTGCTATTTGCATACTTTTAGACGATGAAGTTTTAAGAGTATGCTTTGCTCCAGCTACAACTACTTGGTATTCACCTCCTTTTGCAAATTCTTCAGCGTTTTTAACTATATGTTTTATTAGAGCATCATTAGACTTGAAGGAAGGTGCCTGCTTATCTACTGTTTCTATCTCTCCTTTTGCTGCTAGATTATCTACCGTAGATTGAGCCTGTGCTCTAGGAACTCCAGCGCCAAGAAGAGCTGCTAAAAGTGCAGCTCCCGTAATAGCATTCTTGATAGGCCCTTCCTCTATCTGCTCGTTTTTTCTATTTTTGCAATGTTTTGGATCAGATTTACTGTAGAAGGGCTTAGGACAAGAAGTCCCCTTCTTATGCATATGTCCACACCTCATACAGCAGGTGCTCTTTTTAGCAATTTCCTCTTCGAGTACTTCTAAAACAATATTTTTAAGATTTACTCTCATTTGATACAGATTACTTTAGTTGAGCCTGACCCTCCAAGTTGGGTAGCCGTCTGTGTAAATAGGTCTCCGGGTGCTAGTCCTGCATCCGATGT